GACATATCGGGTAGTACCCGTATGTTCAAACCTTAGAATTATTAATCATGGCTACAGTTCTATCGGGTACTTCGGGGGCGTTATATTATTCTCCTGCTGGTACAAGTGCAACAACTCTCACAGCAACAGCTTTTCCTTCATCGGGAGCAGACATCTCTGTTGGTACACAGTTGGGTTATAGAGTAAATGACCCAGTAACACTTGCATATCCAAGTGGAGCTACACTTACTAATGCTATTCCAGCAGCAAATTATTTCGTAAAAACTTATGTTGCTTCAACTGGTGTTATGACACTTTCCTCAACGGCAGGAGGAGCAGCAGTAGAAGCGACAGCACAACCATCAGGTTTTGGAACTAACTTTGCAAGCATTACATTTACAGAGCCATTAGTTGTTGGATCTGTAAGAGAGTGGAGTTTTGAAATAACTAGAGCAGAAATTGACGTAACAAGTATTGGTCAAACTGTTACTCAAACCGCACCATTTAGAACTTTTATTTCAGGTTTTGCTGATGGTAGTGGTTCTGCCAGTGTTTATTCAACAGATGATGACACACTTCTTTCCAGTAGAATGGTTGAAGACGTTATCCAACGTCAGCAAGCTGGTGCAAAGGTAAGATTGTATATTGATCGTCAGATGAGTGGTGCTAACGTGGATCAAAACGCAAGTAGATCAATTTTGGCAGATATTATTCTTACTTCTGCAAGTTTTAATGTAAACCCAGATGACGGACAGGTTGTAGAAATAGCCTTCAGACCTAGTGCTGCTCCTACATTCGATCTATCTAAGACTGCTTAATTAAATTAGCATAACTTAACGAACCTCAGTACATCTGAGGTTTTTTATTGACTGTTGTATTATACTAGATATAAGTAATTAACTATGTATGGCATCTAATTTATCAGCACTGGATCGTTTAAGAAAGGCAGCGAATCTTGAACCTGTAAAGAAAGAAGTAACTTTATCAGATGGCTCTTTATTTGAAATGTATGTAACTCCATTGACAATGGCAGAAAGAGAAAGAGCACAAAAACAAACCAAAGATGATGCAAATGCTTTTGCTCTTCAGCTATTAATGTATAAAGCATTAGATGAAAACGGCAATAGATTATTTAAATCTGGGGAGGTCGATATTTTAAAAAATGAAGTTAAAGATAGCGATTTACAAAAGTTAATGCTTGCTGTTATTGATGAAAAGGAGGAAGATATTGACCCAAAAGATTAAAAGAGGAATTACAAAGAGATAACTTAATGATGTTGCAATTTGCAGTTGCAAAAGAATTAGGTAAATCTTTGGTTGAAGTTCGAGGTATGACAATACAAGAGCTTATTGGTTGGAGTGCATATTTTCAAATATTAAATGAAGAACAGGAAAAAGAGTTTGAAAAAGCAAAACGAAGGAGATAAGCTAGAATAAGGTAAATTTTGTATCTTTTATTGTGGCTTATCAAGCTGATATACGAATCGCAGTTAAAGGTGCAAAACAGTTAGATGCGTTATCAAGATCTGCTGATAAATTAGTACCTACGATAGATTTAATTAATAAGGCTTTTGTAAGGTTTTCTGAAACACAATCTAGAAGTCTACCTACTGTTGCAAATTTCGCTAAAACTTTACAAGAAAGTCAGAAAATTTTTGCAAATTCAATATTAGTCAGTAAAGAAGCTACTACTGCTGCTAAAAATCAAGCAGTAGCAGAAAAAGAATTAAATAATGAATTAGCAAGAAGAAATGCAGTATTAAATAAAGCAAGAGGAATAAAATCTGATCCTATTGCAAAATCTATTGCTCGTAATCGGGCTAAATTTAGTGATTC